ATTGATATGGGTAAAGATCCATATTTAAGACCATATGAAGAGGTAATGACAGGTTTCCTAGGAGCAGGAGGTTGGTCTGATGGTAAATTAACTTATCATACTTCAATTGGAGGACAATTATCTAAATATTGTGGTGAAGAAAAAGCGATGGAATTATTTGATCAAGTAATTGATAATTTCAAACGTTTCCACCCTAAACCAGAAGAAGTACAATGTTCAAATCCTATAGCAGAACCTGAATTTATTAAACCCTATTTTGGATTAAGATTATTCCCTGTATGGCACGTTGGTACAGATTATTTACATGAAATAGGTAAAAATTGGTATGACTTTTTAGTAGAGGGTGGTGTAGAATTTATATGGGAAACTAAAGTAACAGCTATCGATTTTGATGATAGTTCAGTATTTTATGTTAATGCTCAAAATACAAGATTATTAAAATATGATAAACTTATTTTTGG